ACTGGTCTCGGTTCCGGGGCCGTTGATCTTGCCATCCATGGCTTTGAAATCTTGAGCGGCAACTCCACCGCCTTCAGCGAAAGCCATCACTGGGCCGCCGTTCATCATGACTGCTGGCGCTTGATTCAACCCATCGCCAGAGGGGTTCCGCGGCCTTTGCCTACCGCCACTCAAAGTTGGGATTGTGCCCCGGGCCATGAGACCAAATTCTCTTGGATCGACATCACCTTTGCCCATCCGTCTGGCGACTTCTTGTTCGATGTTGAAACGCCCCATGGCGTCCATGGTTGTCAGCGGGGTTCTAGGGACGCCCCTTCGGTTCCTGGCTTCATCATAAGCCAACTTGCCTAACAGAGCGGCTATGCCTCCACCAACCAACGGGCTCATGCCTCCGCCGCCTTTCCCGATACCCAAAAGACCAGGGATTCCAGCACCTTCTCCAACGACCGAATCTAACGGACCTAATCCGAATAGCTTCCCGATACGGCTGACGCCTGACGCAGCTGTCTGCTTCAACGCAGCCAGATCCTTCGGATCCATTGCTTCTTTTTCCGCATCGGTCAATTGTGAAAGTGCTTGCTGAGCTTGGGCAGCTTTTTGTTGTCTTTCTACTTGCGCAGGAGTTCCGCTTCCCAACCCTAAAAAGTTGCCTATGCCTTTCCCTGCTTCCGGGCCGCCTAGAAAAGTCGAACCCGTTTTTCCTAATAATCCACCCGCTAGAGGATTGGTCACGGCACCAGTGAGAGTGCCTAAGAAATCAGTGGCTCCAGCTGCCGCACCGCCAGCGACAGGACTTAAACCAGGGATGCCGAAACCAGCCAGCTTACCTAAACCCGCTTTTGCGAGACCTCCGATACCGCTCGCAACACTGCCTAAACCGATTTTACCCAGCGCTGCTCCACCAAGACTACCTAGACCGCCCAGAGCCGCACCAACCGCGGTGCCTACACCAGGGATAAGCATTGCCGCTGGGGCGATTACTTTAGCTACCTTTTTTAGTTTTTTGCCCAGCTTTTTGAAGAACCCAAACTCTTCGAGTCCGGTCTGTGGGTTTAAAGACGCAATGCCCATCCCGACGACGTACTGTTCAGGGTTCAAATCTAGTTCTCGGAACCTATTCTCTACAGCGGTTTCGAATTGCGTGCTTTCCATCATCTCGGCGGGGAGCACTACTTCACCCGGAGTGAGGTGAGCAAGCGTTGTATCTGGGCCCCGTCCTGCTGCTGCGATTTGCTGAGCTAATGAGGCAAGCTCTGATTCTTGTGCGATTTGAGCGCCTTCGATAGCTTTTTCTGTAAGCCTTCTTTCTGTAGGATCTTCAGCTTCTTGGCGAGCCATCAACAGCTGTTCAGCCGCTTGCTCTGCGCTTGGCATAGCGTCGACTTCGCCGCCGGCTTGCATTCCCATGGGCGCCATGTCCTGGCTACCCATAAGATTAGTAATCCTTCTCTCGAGCAATTCATTCATGAGATAGTCACCGTTACTGCCCCCACTGCGGCTGTTGTAGACACGCCTGTCGGATACGTCTGATGCGTATACAAATCCCTAAGCTGCGTCCCATCATACGCTTGATGGATTGATAGCGTAGTATTGAAAATAATCGATCCCGTTGCAAATTGCAGTTCGCTGATTTCGGTCGAGTTGAAATGCGGACTGATGGTTAGATCTACGCGCCCCAAATTCAATTCTAGCACCCGGACAAGTCGATTGAATGTTTGTGCGTCGACCGCCTCTCCCCGAGCATCAGGCAGCCTGGTTTCGAGTAGCTTGCTCATCGCCTACCGCTGGCTTGGATATCCAAGCGAGTCGTTCCGATTCTCCACTTATAACCAAGGCGATTGTCGGCGGTGTTGTCGTCGTCACTCTCGAATCGGATCACCACCTGACGGGATCTTGTGCGCACGTTCGAAAACGTGAAGTCCGGGGTAATCTGGCTTGTTGAATCTGTAACAAGCGTGTCGTTAGGGAAGTTCCTACGCTTCAAGACCACATTCATCGCAGGGGTGTTGGTAGCCCCAGTAGGACGAATGAAATCCATGTCCGGGATCAGTTTTTTAACGAAAGTGAACTGCTCGCCGGAGCTGATGTCGATATCGGCGCTTTCAACAAAAACGCCATCCATTGGAGAGCCGTTATCGTCGTACCCAATTTCATGCTCAAACACACAATTGGTCCCACTAGTTTGGGCCCCGGCTATGGGCAAATCTTCTATGCCGGCATCGAGCCAGGAGTACCTTATCAAGCTGCCTACGCTCCAACTGTTCTCCTCGTAATTGAAGATCACATACCGAGATATTTCTCCCGTACTGTCCTCTTTCGACGGGTAGAAAAACCACATCTCTGAGTACTCCGAGTTAATACCCATGAAACATTTGAACGCTTGGTCCAGCTCGATGTCGTTAAATACAAACTCCTGAACGCTGCAAGGCAGTTTCTGCACCGATCCGTTATAAAAGTAAAAGCTGGTTTTTGATGCGAAGTAAACGCCGTTGGGCCCGTTGGCTGCTGCCTTAGGACCAATCAAGCCTGAGCCCTCGTTCACTAAGTTCACGGCAAACGTCAGGGGTGGACCAATGAAATTCATAGAATACAGAGAAGTATCGGTCCAAATCAGGATCTCTTGCCTTGACTTTATACCGCCAACGATAAATGAACCCGTGGACAATCTGACACTGCCGGCAGAGTTTGTAGCGGTTGGTTCGAATTCCAGCTCGTTTTCTGAATCCGAAAAAGCTACCAACATGGGATCTACGTTACCCGTCCTGGATCCGCTCGATATTGGGTCCGCTCCTAAAACGACAAGATGTCTGTCCGTTTCACTCGTCAAGACTTGCAGCCCCACCGTTGGGACTTTGTTGGCGCCCGATATCGCAGATAGCGCAACTGCTCGAGTGCTGGTCCCGTCGTTTTCGAGCCACCGGAAAATGCCGGCGCCTCTTACATTGATGATTAGGTTTTCACCAAAATTATCGTGAGTCCACAACCGGAGCTGGTTTGTGGCGCTTATTGGAGATGCAGACCCAAAAGTACCGGACCCCCACGTTCCCACACCCCAACCAGACGACGAAACATATGTGTCCAGGCCCACATTGATTTGGTAAGCCCCAACCACTGAACTACCACCGTTGCCGCTGTCACTGGCGTTTGCAGTGACCGTAGCGCCGTCGGTGTCTTTTGCGGTAATCGTGTAAGTGTTCGTCCCGGTCACCAGGAGTATTTGATACTCCTGATTCAAGACGGTGGCGGTGACATTTCCGCCTAAAGATGCCGCTCCGCTGAAGGTAACAAAGTCGTTGTTTACGGCACCGTGATTTGTGTCGGTGACAGTAATCGTGCTGGATCCATCAGTCGCAGCAAAAGTTACATCGCCGGCAGATGTCGTACTGCGGATAGGCGTGACGTCGTTATAGCTGTCACCTTCCTCAACATAGTATTTGAAGGTGGTGCCCAAGCCTAAAAATTTTGTGCCGGCCAGAGATATGAACGAATGCAGGGCTCTAGCAACACCCAGGAAATTATTGGTGCCGAGCTTTTGCCAGCCGCCTACTTTTTCGACGCGCCCTTTGCGGAATCTAACAAGGTTACCGTCTACCCAACCGCCTTTTGCCGCGTAGTCGGTCGACTCCTTATTGATTCCAGGATTGAACTCCAGATTCGTTAGTGGCATGTAACATCAAGCGAGGCGGATGATAGCGCCGGTAGCAGTCGCGGAGGGGAAAACTACGGTGAAGTCTCCAGCGGTGGACGTCTTGTCTCCTCCAAAATCGATCACGGCTACTGCTGGATCTCCCGAAGCAGAATCGTTGTATATCATACAGCCACGCGCCGTAACGGTTGCGTTAGAGAACGTCAAATCTGAGAAGTCGCACACGGCTGTAGTCCCGCTTGCGACCGGCGTCACGGCCGTGAGCGCAGAGCCACCAGATGTATAGTTGGTCCCGGACGCTTGACCTGTTGTGGTGAATGCTGTTGTGGTTGCCCCAAGAGTTGCCGAGCTGGTGTAAAGAGCCAGCTTAAACGTGTTGCCTGAGGAGGCGGTAAAGTTGTGGACCGCTTTCAGAGCCTCAACTTTAAAGCTCGTTGTTATACTGCTAGATATCGCCATGATTCAAAGCTCCTTGATGATTTTCGCCATGTCGCTATGCCCCTGCTGCTCTAATTTGTTTGTGATAGTGACTCGATCTGAAGCGATAGCGGACTTCATGGACAACAAGATTACCGTATATATGTGATCCCTGAAAGCCTCAGCTTGTAAGCGAATATGGGGCTCTGCGTGCTCTGAAATACTGCAAATCTTCTTGGTCACCTCTGCGGCCCAGAACTCTGGATCGTGACCTTTGTATTCCGTTGTGCTGACCAGCACGTTGCCAATTACAAAATCGCCTTTGTCCTCAATCATCCTTTGTAGGGCTCCGGGGCAGAGGGCATCTCAATCGTTTTCAGATTGTATTTTTGTACGTTTCGAGCCAGCTCCGATTTCGGGCAAATGAGCCATTGGCCATCTTCATCTGGCATGGCTATCAGCGGATCGTCCAGGCGGTGATATCCGTAGAGCCTTTCGTCCACTGCGACGTTTTGATCCAACATAGAGGACCTGGGGCTCACGCCGATACTGATTTCTTTTTCCATCGCTTTACAGACCCAAAACTCAACACAGGCTCTGCCAGCCTCGGCAAAATGCAAGTTGTGTCGGTAGGAGAAATCCATGCCAAACAAATCCATATGGCCGACTTCGTTCCAAATCCCGAAAGCGATTGCATAGGCGACCGTGTTGTTGAGGTACGCACACTTGGCCTCGCTTACCACTTCAGCCAGGGGATACTCAACCAATGCAGGAACTCGCGGATCAAGGCCGCATGTATAAATTGGAGCTTTGCATTCAGGCAACACTCTGCGCATCACCTCGGTTTGATTACCGGCGTCTTCAGAATCTAAGAAACGGCTCACTGGATCGAGCATAAATACTCGGTCACAGTCAAATACCGAAAAGGCGCTGTTGATGCACCAAACCTCATCCCACGTTTTGGAGTTCTGAACTCCGATCACATAATCAATTTGGCTGGCGCCCAAGCCAATTATGGCGATTTTTTTGCCTTTCAGGCTTTCAATTTTTTCCACTAACTCACCCCAATGCGAAGAAGATCATATCGGTACTCGTCTCTGGTATCTCGTCCCTCGGATAAATTCTTCATCCGGGCGAGTCCTTCTTTGAAACGAGCTTCGAAGGCTCCAATCACATTAGGGTCTTCTTTCAAGAACACTGCTGCCTCGACCAAAGTGCCGTACAGCAAAGGATCTGGATGATCCGTTGATAACAGCGTCGTACCACTGTCTGCTCCCGCGGTCAGAGAAGCCGGCTTGTGCAGATAATGTAACTCTATTGAAAAATCAGAGGACGGCACAGGCGCCAGCTCAAATGCTGCATCGTCAAACAAACTGTAGTACCGAGGTCTGCCGGTGACTGTGGTATCTGGTGAAAACTCTTTCAAAAAGCTTGGATGCTTATAATCCAGATAGTGGTATTTGTTTGAATCGATTACAGCAAGACTGAACGGTGCAAAAAAATCTGTGGGTGTCGCCAGGAATCTATTGTTCTGCGACACTGATCCAGAAACATTCTTGCGCTGCTGTGGCAGCTGCACCTGTTTAAAAATCCTACTTTCAGACTCTTGAATGAAAGTGTTCAAGTTATTGTTGAAGGTCGTTTCATTGACCTGTAAATAATCTTGAACCGTGCTTTTCAACGTGGCCAGGGTAAAACTCATGTGATTGTCACCTCCACGTTGCCAAGTGTAGTCGTAAGTCCGAAAGTTTGCAAAGTTGTCCCCAATCGTCCTAAGCCTACGTTTGTATAGACCTGGAAGAATGTGCCATCTTCGCCATCAGCGGCTTGGTCCGGGCGACTAATTCGCAAAGCTTCTGCGTCTGCTGGCTTGGGTTTCGGGTCAATTTGCGGTTCTTTAGGGGACCATTGGTCCGGGCCTACTAAGAGCCCGTTCCAAGTAAGCTTCATATCAGCTAATTTGTACCTGAATCCGGTAATGTCGCAAATACCATAGGCATTCTTGTTAGATGCAAAAGCCATGGCTAAGCCGTGTTGTATCCGCGGAAATCGGGAGCCACTCTAAACGACGCTCTGTCCTCGTCTTGCGCCATCGCTCTTGCAAACTCCTCTTCGTACAAACCTTTCAACAGCTGTACTTTTTCCGGCACACGCTTCAAAGCCAGATAGTACGCCAAGCCGGCCGCTAAGCATGGGTAGAATCGAAACGGTACGTCGAGTGTGTTTGTCCCTACATCGGCGTCATCCATCCTAGTGAGCACGTTAAGATGCACAGTGTAAGTAGAGTTTTTGTCAGGTGTTGGCCAAACCGAGATTGTGGGAGTGATCTGTTTATTGACGAAAAACTGATTTGGCTTGCCTGTTGTGGTCTTGACTGAAATATTTGCGTAGTCAGATCGAGATAACCTAGAGAGCGGTACGTCCGTATTCGATCCGCCTATGGACTCTCTTATAAACGCATCCAGAACATCAATAGCAGCCGTTGCATTAGTCGAGTCGACGTTGTAAGTCGCTGTGTCCTTGACCATGGTGATGGTCTTCTCTGCAATCGTCCATTGGTTTAAACCCCGGTTCGCCCACTCTGCTAACAAAAGATTCAGGCTCCGATTTGTGGATTTCAAATCGTAGCCAGTTCGTAGCTCTAGGCCGCAACGCTCGAAAGCCTCTTCCACATAATCTGCTACATCCAATTCGAAATCTTTACTTCCGCTAGTCGGCATCTTTCTTCTTCCGCACAGGTTTCTTTTCCGGAGCATACAGGTTATCAAACACCTTGTTGACGTCCAAGGTGTAGTCCAAGTCACTCTTAGAGTAGTGGATGTGCTGGCTCGGCTTAAAGTCTGGGGCGCCTTCGCCCATTTGAAACCAAGCAGGGTGACTTACTCTCACACGGTTGTTGGGTAAAGCCACAATATTGCCTGTCCAATTGCCAGCATCCAACAACTGCATAACGTGCGATTGTTTGTGCTGTGCTGGATCATCAGCAATTTCGTTCTCGGCATAGTCGACTGTAAATAAGTATTTCGCAGGGAAAAATTTGCCATCGATCTTTGCCATCCAAGGGCACGGCGTTGCACGGTCTAAAACATAAACCGCGTGATGATGCGAACTACAGTCCCAGGGCTGACAGGCCCAGACCGGCATCGGGTCAGGCCAACCCTCGTAGTCTGTATCACCGGCCAGGGCAGTAATAGGCATTCGCGCCCACATAGCCCCGCCGTGTACGTTTTGTTCGCCTTCCTCAGTGTCTGCCCCCGTAAAAATTACTTGGAAGCTAAGACACCTGGTCGGCATTGTGGTGACGGCAATAGCCATCGCATGAAGAAACTCGCCGTGATAGTCCTCATGGTTATGGGTGTACTCACGCCGTACCCAACACTTAAAGTACGGTATGTTACTTTGCAGATAAGCCAACTACCTTAGCCGAACAGGCCGGTGTTTTTGCTTGATGGCTTGCGAACACCTTGCCGCTTCACTGCACCACCCTTATTCATTCCGCCCGGCTTTTTGACCGTGCCACCCTTCATCATGCCGCCAGGTTTTTTCACCGTGCCGCCCTTCATCATGCCGCCCGGCTTTTTCTTTTTAATCGGGCCGCCCTTCATCATTCCACCCGGTTTCTTGGTCATGGCTCCTTTAGTTGCCATTTTGCCACCTTTGTGTCCCGCCATTACGATGCCTCCATCTTTTGCGAAAGTTTTTACGTTTGTTGGCTTACCACCAACTCCTTGTGGTTTGGCTCGTTTTCTACGAACCGCGGATGCGATTTGTTTATCGCTCATCCTAGCAGCTTTAGCCGCTGGAACACATTTAGGATATTTTCTTTTGCGATCTTTTTCTAATTTTGATCTGCCGCATTTAGCAAAGCCGCCGCCTTTTTTGGGTGCGCCAATGTCAACCCAATCTTGCTTGAACCACTCTGTAAGACCGCCTTTATGCTTTGCCATGTTGCTTCCTGATGGCGTCCTTGCCTTTTCT